TGGCAGGCTACTGGGCTTAGTCCTAGAGATCGTGACGTGCTCGAATTGCCTCACGGCAACATTTTGCCCGCTGATAACGTTGTGATGATACCCAGGATAGCCGTTCTCATCGTACGCGGACCATGCTTCTACAAAAGAGGCAGAGGTCAACTGACGTTGAGTTCGGCATATCCAGTTTATCTTAGACGTATCAGTACAAGCTGCTTCGATCACATCCCCCAAATTGACACAGTAGTCAATGAGGAAGCTGTAAGGAATAAGCTCGTAGATTGTTGGCACAAAGTTCTGAATTTGGAAACCAAATTCTTTGCTCAGCGCGTCCAATCCTTGGACAGGCCCATCAGCCGACTGCGAGAGACCGACAATATACTGTACACCACAGTTTGTCACGATGACCGTGCTTGCACGGTTACCGAGACAAGAAAGTAGTGCACCGTTATTATCGCCGGAGTCTTTATAAACAGTCAGTGTATCAGTCGATTTCCCACGGACTCGAGTCTTTCGACTTCTTCCGTAGATCGAGTCAATGGCGGTCGCCGCTATATCCTGCACATCGGATATAGCAGGTTTCACGCCAAACTGATACTCTAACCAGGTTCCAGCTGTAGCGTTCTTAACGGCGTCTAATCGACGTCGTGTGGTCTGCTTCAGCGTCTCTGCTTTCCGGGGTCTTATCTTCTGATTTACTTGCTTTCGAGTGGATTTTATCGAAGCAAGCATATCTCGAGTTAAGTCTTGGATAGCAGAGGCCGGCCTCCTGATTAGCTGAATAGTCTCTCTTAACTCCCCGAGAAAGAGGAGCCCGTTTACGCCGTAGGATTCTTGACGAATCCTGCCGTATAAACGCTTGAGAGCTTGAGCCTCAGCATCTGCAGAGATACCAGCGAGATGGTCCAAATCACTTGGGCCCAAATCACGATTATAGCCGTCAATAGAGTATGCCTGAGTTCCGATAAAAATCGGGGGCGTTCCTCCTTGATATAAGTTTAACTCTAACGAGCAAACTGCTGGTCTATAATCTTTCACGCTATAACGGTCGACGGAATAAGGAGAAGTCGCATTGCGACCTTCCTTAATCGCCTTCCGCCACCCTGGAACCGACTCCCCAGTACGCGATCCCGCAAATACCTTATCAAATCGGGTTTGATTCCCGAAGAAATTACGGTAATTTGGGATATACGTACGGATGGGTTTGGTAACAGGCACGTGGGTCCTCTACTAGTGGAGCTGATCACTAGCGGTCCC